AAGGCTCAAAAACATATCAAAGATGGCTCAAAGCTCTATAAAATAAGGGGGAGAACCATATAACAGCCATGTAACTGAGCCATGATTGGTGAACTAAAATTAACGAAAACTCAACTTACTGATTGAGCCTATACAGATAGAGATTATCGATAGCACGAACCAAATCATATAATTACCTCATATTTTTGTCGCTAACACGTTAAAAATCCTCGTCATTTTGCCAAATCATTTGTAACTTCGCAAAAAGCAAAGTTATGTTGAGTGAATTGGATAAGAAAACGTTAGTAGAACAAGCGATTACAGCAATAAAAGAAAATAACCTGTGGTTCTTCGAGGACATCGTTGCATATTTACCGATATGCAAAGGTACTTTTTATAAGTTCTTCCCCGTCGATAGCGACGAATACAATCAGATGAAAGAATTGCTGCTAATCAACCGAACCAAAACGAAGATAGAATTGCGTAAGAAACTCATGCAGAGCGACAGAGCAAGCGAGTTGTTAGCGATTTACAGGCTCATAGGTACGAAAGAAGAGCGAATAAAACTAATGCAGAACTACGTTGACGTAACCAGCAAGGGAGAGAAAATCGACAATAATATTCAAGTCGAGATAATAGATAAGACGAGCGACAAGGTCGATGCGGATACAAACGACGAGAATATATAAGGAGATTGACAATGCAATCAAGTCGGGTTATGTAACTATATCAGAGCAAGGTTCTTCCCGAAGTTCCAAAACGTACAATACCGTCATTTGGCTGATTGTCTATTGCTTAACCCACCCGAATACATCTTTGTCAATCGTACGTGCAACTTTACCCGCACTCAAAGGTTCGGTGTTGCGAGATTTCAAGGAGATATTGCAACGTATGGAATTGTACGATGTCAAATCTTTGAACAAAACCGAATTGATTTACAACTTTTCCAATGGCAGCTTCGTAGAGTTCTTTTCGACGGATAGCGAACAAAAATTGAGAGGTAGAAAGCGTAATCTGCTGTACGTTAACGAGGCAAACGAGATTTCATTCTTGGAATACCAGCAACTCAAAATGCGTACCACACATTACACGATTTTAGACTACAACCCCTCATTTTCCGAAGACCATTGGCTCAATGACGTGAACAAGGAAGAGAAGACATATCACTTCATCACAACCTACAAGGACAATCCTTTCTTGGAAAAAATCATCATTGACGAAATAGAGAGTTTGCAATACAAAAATCAATCATTGTGGCGTATCTATGGATTAGGCTTACAGGCTATCGTCGAGGGTTTGATTTTTACCAACGTCGAGACCGTCGATGAGATACCCGAATTTGTTAAAAAACGCTACCTCGGAGTGGATTTCGGTTACACCAATGACCCGACAGCTATCGTTGAGGTTGCTTTGGTCGATGATGTCTTGTACGTTGACGAGATTTGCTACCGAACCCACATGCTTACTAACGACATTATCAGCGAATTGAAACCTTTCAAGGGATACAAGATTATATCAGAGAGTGCAGACCCGAGACTTGTGCAGGAGATTTATAGAGCAGGTATCAACATTCACCCCGTCGTAAAAGGCACGGGGTCAATCGAAGCCGGTATCAATAAGATGCAACAGTACAAGATAAAGATTACCAAGCGGTCAACCAATATCAAAAAAGAATTTAACAACTACGTATATTCGCAAGATAAAGAGGGCAAATGGCTTAACAAACCGATTGACAAATTCAACCACGGTATCGATGCAACAAGGTACGTAATACTCAGCGAGGTACTCGGCAAGAATATCGGAATAGACCTTAGCAATATCAACAAATCATCATTAGGAATATTTTAACCCATGGAAAATATAATTACAGCACAGACAAGCACAACACTCGTAGGAGATAACAGTTCGTTTGAGACCTACTTGCAAAATGGAGAAATCGAGAAAGCGAAAGAAATGATGACGTGCAATGCAGAGAGAATAACAGAAGCACGTAGGGAGTACTCTCAATTCAGCCATGATGTAATGAGAAAACCCGACCACTTGAAGCTAAATCCTGATGGTTCGGTGAAAGAATTGAAAAAAACTTGGAAAATACCGATTTCGTTCCAGCAGTACATCAACGAAATTTCCCTTGTTTTTCTATACGGAAGACCCGTCAAATGGCTGCAAAACTCGGAAAACACCGATGAGGTTTTCACGGATTTTCTCGACATTATAAAACGCACACGGTTCAATTCAAAAATCAGACAATGCAAACGTTTGGCAGGTTCGGAGACCGAATGTGCGATGCTTTTCCGTCCATACCGCAATAAGGAGGGTAAGGCAGATTTGCAAATAAGAGTTTTAGCACAAAGTAAAGGTGATACAATATATTCAAGATTTGATGAATATGAGAACTTACTTGCGATAGGTTGGGAATACTACCTTAAAGATAACGAAGAGACCACAAGGCATTTCAACCTTTACACGGCTGAAAAGATATATTACTGCAAATCTGCACAAAGTGGTTGGGAGGTAAAACAGGAGAGCAACATTATCGGGAAAATACCGATTATCCTTTTCCAACAGAATAAGGAATGGAGCGGTGCGGAATATTTGCTTAACAGGCTGGAACACATTATATCACGTACAGCTGATACGAATGACTATTTTGCAGACCCTATCGCAGTGGTGTCGGCTGATGTAGTTTTGAACAATATGCTTCCGGATAAAGATGACAGCAACAAATTGCTGATTAGCAACAGTTCCGATGGCGTGAATAATGCCGCTAAGTATCTTACTTGGGATAACGCTCCCGAAAGTAAAAAAGACGAAATAGAGTGGCTCGAAGAAAAGATACACCTGTTAACGTTTACCCCGAAAATATCATTGGAAACGCTCAAAAGCATATCCCAGCTATCCGCAAAAGCTCTTAAAACCGTGATGTTGCTTGCGGATATTAAAGCGTCGAAGCATAAGGAGGTACACGATGAATTGCTTGACCGTGTAGCCAACTTGATTAAATCGATAATGGCTAACGTATTGCTCATTCCCAAGCGTTCGCAGATTGAGCAATTAGATATTTCACATGAATATCAAGAACCATTCGGAGAGGATATTGCAGACGCAATAACCAATATAACAAAGATGTACGACAGCGAATTGCTATCGCTGGAAACAGCTGTCGAACTAAATCCGTTGGTAAAAAATCCGCAAAAAGAAATCGACAGATTGGAAAAAGCCAAAGAGGAAAAGACGAAAAACAATCCATTATTCCAATCGACAGCACGAGATATTAACCCGAGCGGAAACCAAGGACTAACGAACGACGACGATGACGAATAACAAAGATAACTTGACGATGTTGCAACGTATAGAGGTGTACGCTGAGAATGTACGTACCCTCTATACTGAGGCTGTCGATGAACTGTTGCGGATTGCTCGCAAAGTGAAGTCGTTACAAGATGATGAGGTGTTTTCATTCGACGACAAAAAGGCTATGCGGGAGCAAAGTCAAGCCGTTATCAGACGATTGCATGCTTTGACTGTTGCAGCTATCGAACAAGGTATCGAGTTAGAGTGGGAAGAGGCTAACAAGGCTTTGGATTTGCTTACGACAATGAAGTTCGGCAAACAAATCCTAAATCAGCCTCAATTCGTCGATTGGTTTCAGCGTAACACGTCTGCAATGCAGGCATTTATAAATCGCCGCAACAATGGCATGAACCTATCCGATAGGGTGTGGAAATACTCTAATCAACTGAAATCGGAATTGGAGATGGCTTTGACAGTGTCGATAGGTGAGGGTAACAGTGCAGGCACGATTTCAAGGCGTGTAAGGCACTTGCTCAACCAACCCGATAAGTTGTTTCGCAGAGTGAGAGACAAAGCAACGGGCAACCTCAAATTGAGCAAAGCGGCACAAGCGTATAATCCGGGACGAGGTATTTATCGCTCCTCCGCAAAAAATGCCATGAGGTTGGCTCGCACGGAAACGAATATGGCTTACCGCAATTCCGATTACACACGTAGGCAACAGCTTGATTTTGTGATAGGACAAAAGATTTTCCTTTCTCGCTCTCACCCCGAATATGATATTTGCGATGAGTTGGAGGGCGAATACCCAAAGGATTTCGTTTTCAGCGGTTGGCATCCGCAATGCTTTTGTGTTTGTACGTCAATTCTGATGTCTCGGAAAGAAATGCACGAAGCATATCTGGCTAAAAAGCAAGGAAAAGAGTACAAGAGTAAAAACGAGATAAAAGACTACCCCAAGAACTTCAAAGATTGGGTGAAAGAGCATAAAGATGATATTGCAGTTTGGAGGTCGAAAAATAAAGAACCGTACTTCTTACGAGAGAATAAGGCGGCGATTGATGGGATTTTGAAGCCGAAGCGAACGACACAGAAAAAGAAAACCATCAATCCGGCAGACAAAACGAATAAGGCTGCAACAGTTGTCATTAACAAGGCAATGAAAAAGTCTTACATAAGCACAAAGGACGTTGACGACACATTGAACCAGATAAATGCAGGACTAACCGAGAAGTGGTTTGAGCATGGAGATTGTGTTTTGGATGTTGTAGCTCTAAGTGGTTACAATGGTTATACTACTATGAACGGGCAAATTTATCTGAAAAAAGAAAGAATTGATTGGGTCAAATCTGCAATGGCAAAAATCGGTCAAGGCAAATCTCATGAAATTACTTCTGTTGAAGCAGACGCAATGGCTACATTGTGGCATGAAATCACCCACAATAGAAACAAGCCACAATGGAATAATGGGAAATGGCAAGGTGCTAATTTCTGTAATACACAATTACAACGTTCATTCATGGAACTTGCCAATGAATATGTTGCCCGAAATACGTTGCCGGAATTTTACAAAACGCTTGGTTGTCCATCAACACCACATCCACAATATATTAAAAGCCGTGATACAACCGGATATAACGACATGGTAACGAATTACGACTACGTTGTTACAAAGTTGGGACTTAAAGAAAAGAAAGTGCTTGACGCGGTACGTTCACATCTCTACAACAAGCCATACAATGACCAACAAAGCGGATTGATAGACGGTTTAATAAAGGGTGGAATAAAGGATAAGTACGGTAATAAGCTGAAAAAATCGGTTGTAAAATCATTGGTCAATATCATCCATTCAACTAAGCATACCATTGCATGGAATGGTTATTCGTATACAATAACAAAAACAAAGGAACAGAATTTAGATGAGTGGTTGAAAGCCAACAATATTATACAATAGAAAAAAAAGAAAGTGGAACGTTCGCATTTCCACCTTCTTTTTTTTAGCAATCAATTAGTAATCCATTTTTTGCCGCTTCATCCGCCATCTTTTCAAAGTCTTTTTCCGCAATAGCGTGTGCTTTTTTCGCAGCTTCATACAATTCTTTGTTGTTGGTACGTATTGCGTATTCCATCAAGTGTTTCATAATAACGATTTCCGAACATTCCTTGTAATAGGATTCAGAGTAATCGCCACCGATAATAACCTTTCGCATTTCCGCATCCTTACAGAAATCGAAAATGGTCTTTTCTTTCAAATTGCTGTAATCTGTATTTTTGTCTGTCATATTCTCTCCTTTCTATTTTTCAACGTAAAATTATCGGTTTTGTTACACTCTTCGGCTTTTCCCTGTCAGCTCGAAGTAGTTGCACATTGCTTGCAGACGCTGCGTTGTACGTTCGCCGTACAAGCTGTTCAGTTTGGCATGAGGCAACGGATAGTTCGACGTTATAAGCGTCAAAAAGTTGGCGTGTTCGCCCCTCTCCTCAATCACATTCTGTAACACATTCATTCGGTTTCCCATCGAAACCGCTTCGGTCGGTTCGCTTCCCAAGTCATCAATGCAAAGTATGTGCATATTTGCAAATTCGTGTATCGATGAGGTCTTGACAAACTCGGTTACAATTCTTTTTGCTGTCATGTTCGACCACATGATATATCGCTTCAAATCACCGTACTGTATGTTGAATTTCTGCGAGTAGGCAAAGGCTCGCATCACTTCCATGCACACGGATTTTCCTGTGCCTGTCGGTCCTGCAATGTATATGCCTTTATTCATTTTGCCTTTGGTTACTTTCTTTGTGTTGATGTCGAGTGCTTGCATTGTCTCGTCTCCACATAGCCACTTCACGAAGTTCTCGTACAGGAAACGATTATTGTCATCTATCACAAACTCGGGTCTGTGCATTTTCCCCAATGCTTCAACGAGTTGCATATACTCCGACAACTCAAATTCATTTCGGCAATATCTTTTCATGCCGAAAAATCCGTTCTCTTGAAAGCCCTTGCTATTCTTGACTTCTTGCACGGCTTTGGTTATATCTATCTTTACTCCCATAGTAAATCCGGATGTAATCTTACATCGTTATCCGTTGGTTCGTTACTTGGTTGATGTCTTCTCGCCCACGTCCGCACAGCTGCTTTCCAATCTTTCATTTTGTTCGACCCGACGAACCAACCTTTACTTTCGTAAAAATCGCAGAAATTCTCTGCCGAGAAATTGTACCCTTTGCTCATGATGTAATCATTCACTTCCTCAACAGAGGGAGGAGAAAAGCGGGTTCTGCTTTTCTCCTTAATAGTATTTTCTTCATTTTCTTTTTCTTTTTCTATTTCCTTTCCTTTACTTTCTTTTCCTTTTATTGTATTAGAATTGTAGTAGTTTTCTAATACATTTGTATCCTCTTTTTGTTCCTGATTTTCAAACAATTCCAGCTGTTCATTTTTTTGACTTACACTACTTTTCCAACGAGATAAACTCGCTTGCTTGCGTTTCTCAGAAATCTTTTGCTTTTTTTTGAGCCGATTTTTCACCGATTTCGACCAAAATTTTTTGTCGCTTCTCTCGAAAAGGTCGAAATCCTCTATTACAGCCCTGATTAACTCCTCATCTGTATGCAGTGTGAATGCAATGCTTTTGTATGCAAGAGGATACGTTCCTCCTTGTTCATATAGCATTTCGATTATGCACCAATACACACCAATTCCTGCAACCCCTTGCTCTGCGAGCAAGTTCTGTAATTTAATGTCATTGCGTGCGTTATAGTCGTGAGAAAAATAGTAAGTCTCTTTTTTCATCGGTTTTACCTTTTGTTCCAACGCTGAGAAACTGCTTGTTTTCTCTTTTCAGAGAGTTTTTCACGCTTATTCTTCTCGTCTTGCAAGTCCTTTTTGATGAACTCGAATGCCACTTGAGCACTTTTATTCGAGAACTGTGTAGTTCCTGTTTTTGCAAAGAGAAACATGTTGCGAAACAATTCTAATTGTTGTTCGTCAGACAATGTACAGATGATGCTGTACCAATCGCATTTGGCTGTGAATGTATCAGACTTGTTCATTTCGTATTCTTATTAAAACGGTGATTTATTGAAACTTATAGTCATTCCCGATTGAGCCACGGAAACTTGCTTCAACGTCTCTGCTTGTATCTCTGCTCTGAACTCCTCTGCGTGTGAATTATCGTTCGACATGTGTATCAGCACAATGTTGTTGACGGCTGAAAGGTCATTGCTTTGCAAGATTTCTTTGCAAGTTTCGATGCTGCAATGGCTTTTCATTGTCCTGTCTCGTTGTTTTGCCGAAATCTTTCCTGCCGCCACATTCTCGTCTAAAATAGATTGGCGATAATTACACTCAATCATTATGTTGCTGAGGTTCGCAAAGGTATATTGCAGATAGTACGTATCGGTTGCAAAAAGCACCGTTCCGCAATCAGAATGAGCGATTAAAAACCCAAAGGGTTCTTTTGCGTCATGCTCCACACCGAAAGGTTGCACATTAAATGAGCCTATTCGGTAGGGTAAGCATTCTATCATAGAGTAAGATATTGGGTTATCGTCCAAGCCGAGAGCTGTACGAGTACCTTGCGACATATAGCAAGGTATCATGTTTTTAAGCACTTGCTTGACATGTGCTGCGTGGTCTCCGTGTTCGTGAGATATGATACAACCTTTTATTCTTTTGATGTCGAAGTCCACTGCTTTTTGTACCTCTTTAAAGGCTATACCGCATTCTATCATTAACGCTTCTTTGCCATTGTCCAAGAGGTAGCAATTACCCTTACTCGACGAACCCAATATCTTCAACTCCATAGGTTTACACAATATTAAAATCCGGGAAGTGTATCTGCTGGTTTAGCTTGCGGCTCTGCCTGTTTGACTTCTCCTGTCTCGGTATCGACTACCTCCGTAGGTATAGGTTCGAGGCTTATTTGCTTCTTGTTTGCGTTTTCAGCTTTCTCCTTTTCGACCTGTTCGGCTGTCGTCAACTCTTCGTAGTCGGTGTAGATGTCCTCTTGTTCCTCAACCGTTCGCATACCCATCGATAGGTCGGGAGCATAGACATTCGTCCACATCGAAGCTGCACGGTACATAAGCATTTGCTTTGTCATCGTCTGCCACTTGCTTCCGCTCTTGGTGTACCAGCCCTCTTGTATTGCAAGACGGATAGACACGGGAGAGCTTTCCAACAGATTTTCAGAGCCTTTCTCAGTGGTGTAAGCAATACATTCAATATCATGTATTTTCTTGCCGTCGAATTGCTTCTTCACCGCCTCTTTTCTACGAGTTGCGGGGTTCCATTCGTAGTCGGTGTATTCGACCATTCCCAATGCACCCTTGTCCACGAATTTGAATTTCAATGCTTTGAACCTGCCACACGAATTAACCGTGGCGATTAGGAATTTTGAACTCCATGACGGACGACCGTAAATGATTGCCATATTCTGCATAACCATGAGAGGGCTTGCACCTATTCGTGTCGATACCTCCACTGCAATCATGCAATTCGCTATCGCTTTGGCTTTTATGGCTTCATTCTCCGCATTGATAGCCGCTATCGCTTGTTCGTTAGCTCCTGCCGGAATTGGCTTTAACACAGCTTTGTAATTATCGGGAACGAGGTCGGAGGTTGCAAACATGTTGCAAACTCTTTGCATTGTCTCGAATTGACTTTTGTCAAAAAAATTAAACCCTACCTGTGGTGTCGGCTGAACTACAACCGCATTACCATTTGTTTTTTCTTCTGCCATATCTATTTAATTGTTAATTGTTTATCATTCGTAACTACCAAGTTGATTACTTGGCTTTTTGTGTCAATCAAATGATTGACGCTTTCCCTGTTGTCGCAAAAAATCGGTGCTGACACGCCGTAGAAATCGCACAAAGCATTGATTATATCAATTCCCGCATTGACTTGATTAGCTGTATTCGCAGAACCGTACACAACTCCGTTAACCATAGGTATGCACGTCTCTATCGGATTTCCGTCAATGGTGTAATCGAATAAGCGGAAAGCAACCATCTTGAACTTGGTGTTGACACGTTCTTCACACTCCTCGATTTTGCGTTTCGTGAACTCTTGAACCGTATATTCCTGCTTCTCGATGTCGGCAATCTGTTGAGCTATCTGCTTTCCTTTCTCTTCCAACTCCTTGATTTCATTCTGATAGAGTTGTATTGTCTTTTGTTGATTGATACGAGTTAGTATATCGTCTCGCTTTGTATTCAATTCTGCTTTTTGAGCTTGGAATTTCGATGTATCTACCTTTGTAATATCGGCTTGCAATGTCGCTTCGATTTGCTCGATTTGCTTTTGCAACGCTATACATTCGGGTAATTCCTCTTGCTTGACTTCAACGGCTTTTACTTGTGGTTGTGCTTCGATTTGCTTTGCTTTTGCAACGATAACGGCTTCTGCTTCTTTCATTTTCGCTTCAACCTCTGCACATTGATTTTGCAATTCTTGAATTGTGGTTTGCAGTCCTGCAATATCGCTTCCGAGTTGCTTTCCTTGTTCGGTTATCTCTGCAAGTTTTTGGGCTTTGGCTTGCGAAAATATTGCCTTTGCTTCGTTTACTTTTTCCTCGGGCAATGCCTGTCCGCAAGTCGGACAAATCGTTTCGCCTGAAAATTCTTTGGCATTTTCATCAAACCAATTCTTGCGTAATTCGGATTGCAATTCTTGTTTATCGATTTGCTGTTTCTGTGCTGTTTTAATCCTCGATTGAAGCACGTTTAACTCTTGTTTTTGCGAGGTAATCTCATGCTGTGCAAGTTCTAATTCTCGTTGAGCTTCACGAGTAACGGAATTGGCGTTGAATGCTTCCTCTTTCGCTTTTTCCACAGCTGCAAAATATATATTTTGGGCTTCGGTTTTGAGTTGGTGGATTTTTGCTTGCTTTGCCTGCTCTTCTGCGTTTTGTTTCCTCGTCGCTTCGTTGATGTCGGCAATAGCATTATCAACTTCTTTTATCTCTTTGTCAACATCTTGCAACGCTGTGTCGAGTGCTGCACAATCCTCTTGTGCCGGCATCATCTTATACGTTTGGTCAATCCTTGGTTGGATTTGCTTCAACTCTTCGTTCAAGCGTTTTTTCGTTGCGGATATTTCCTTGGTATAATCCTCGATAGACTTCTGTGTTATAACGTATTGCAATTCCGAGAACTCGGGATTGTTTGCTATCAATTCCTCGTCGGAAATCACGCCCGCCATCTCGAACAGCTGTTCACGTTGCTTCTTCCATGGCATCGACACGAAGAACGTAGGGTTGGTTATCGTCTTAAAGAGGTTGGTATCGATTATCGCTTCTATCCTCTTCGTGTATTCCGTAACCGTTATAGGTACATCGTTGTACCAGCATTCGGTGTGATTACCTTTGAATACTCTTTCCATCGCTCCTCTCGGCTTAATCCAATCCTCGACGAAGCTGCGTTTCAATCTCAATGTTTCTCCGTCAATATCGAATACACCTGTAACGGAGCATTCTACATTGTGCAATTCCTTTCCGTTGACACGTGTCTTTATCTCGTAATCCTTGCGGTCGAGCGTGTCTTTTCCGAAAAGCAACCAAACGAAAGCGTCGAAGTGTCGGGATTTTCCTAAGCCGTTCGCTCCCGAAATCGTTGTAACATCATCATTGAATACCGTTGTTCTTTCTTTTTCTCCCTTGAAGTTACAGAGGGAGAGGGTTTTCAGAATGATTTTTCTCATATTGCTTCCAAATCTTTATGTATTGTTTCCACTGTCTTCTTGTTACTTGCACACCGTGAATAAAGTACTTCATAGTGTCATTCACGCAATGTTGTGCCGAATGCAATTTCCGATTGCTATCGGTTCTTGTGATGTATAGGAGTTCTTCAGTGTGTATTGCACGTGCTATCAACACATTCAAACAATCTCCGTCAATCCATCGTGCATAAGTGCGTTCTGTCGTTATCATTCGCCAAGACATTCAACCTTCGTTATCTTCCACGCACAGAGTAGGTTGTTGTTCTCCTTGTTGAGGAGTATATAACTATCCTCTCCTGCTATCACGTAGGTATCTATTGTGCAGTACACATCTTTCCTCATGCTGTGTACTGCATCACGTATCCACTCCTTGGCTGTTTCTTTGTTTTTTGCCACCTTGCACGTAGTCGTGCTATCTCCTTGTATCAGTGTTATATAGTACATCATATTTATCCTCCTTATTCTTTCGTTTCCTCGACTTCCGCCCAGCACTCGATTTCGTCTTTCTCGCCTTTGAGGGCGTTAACTGCTTGACTCACCCTGTCGTACCACTTTTGTTCGCCGTCTTTCACGACGCAAATCCCGATGTCTGGACGGGCAAAAAACAGTACTTGCACCACTTCGGGGATGCGGTCGAATAGCAACCGGCTTAGCGGACGAGTCACTCTACTACTCTCGTTTTCAAACATAATCTCGCCGAGCAGCTTCATGGTTTTGTATCTCTCGAGGTTTGTTTTTTCTCGCTCGATTGCTCTCTCGTACTCCGCAACTCGCTCATCGCTCTCTCGAATCTGTGTGGCGAATTCTTGCGTCGCTTCCCTCAATTTTGCGTCTTTGATGACATCGAGGGTTCTATTCGCTAAGTCGATGAGCTCCGCATCGCTTAACTTGCATCCTCTTGCGATGTCTCGACAGTTGCATTTTCTGCACCAGTCGCAGAGGCGGGGCATTTCTTTCAATGAGGTTATTGCTTGCATTGCTAATGTTATCATTCCCTTACTGTTATTTCACTTGTTAAACATTACTTAATAACTCGTTAGAGTTGCTTCCATACAACGAAAGTAGTGGTAGACGTCTGGACATTCTCGATTAGTGTCCGCAAGTCAGTCACGCACCTATCTACGAGAATTGTGCCATCCTTGAATAGTAGCACATTATGCACGCCGTCGAATGCACGCCATTCGGTGAGTTCTGCAAGTGTGCTGCATGTATCGTCCTTTTGCGACTGGAATATTATATCGCTCCTCCTGAGTTGTGCTAATTCTTCGACTTGCTTCGCTACTTCTTGCGAGGCTTTCTGCCCTTCTTTGATGGCGTCCAGCACATTGGACATCATCGTTAGTAATTGTTCTGTATCTTTCATAATCTTTTGATTTACTACTCTATCGAATTTTTCTTCTTTCTCTTCGATGCTGCGATTGAAGTCATTATGCACGTTCTTTTGAGGCAGGTCCTCCTTGAGCCGTAATTCTTCTTTGAATGCTTTAATTCCCCCTTTGAGCAATTCATTCACATCCAAGTCCTGTTGTCTCCCTGTAATCTCTGTAAAGCGTTCCCGCAACTCATTGTACTTTTCTTCTAATTTCTTGTATTCTTCCATAATTCATTTTTTTGATTTTTTGCTCCCAAATCGGACTTGAACCGATACCCTTTCGAGGGTGCAAACCTGCTTGGGAAAACCACCATTTTAACAAGTTCTTGGCGGACCTGCCGTTTCCCGGCTTCTCAGGCTTTTGCGGAGGGGCGGGGAATCGAACCCCGCAAGTCAAAACAAACAAAATCAAAAAAGATGTTCAAACAAATATGAAGAACCTTGCCCCTCCGATGAGGGATTGCCGTTTCGCAACGTTCGTCCCTCTGAAAAAAACACTTCTGAAGACATCAAATTACTTTCCGTAATTATCTTATTTTTCATTGGTTACCTCTCTTTCCACTACATCGTTAATCGCTGAAAACATCACTTTGAATACCTCATACATAGGTAAGAAGAGGTTTTGTATCCAAGTTTCTTTTTCTTCCGTTTTCGCCTCATTCAATCCACGAATAAGGCGATTGAATAATTCCACGCAAGTATCTTTCGATGTTCTCCGTACTTGCTCCTGCAAGTATTCTTTGAATATTTCAACATCAGTGGTCGTGTACTTTTCCTTCAAGACCACTTTGGCTTGCTCTTCATCGACTTTAAAAAAGCCGTAAATCTCCAATCCGAAATCGATAATTTCTCTTGCTGTCATCTTCTATCTGTTTTGACTTTGCAAAGATAGAAATAACTGTCGATATAGCAGCAATTTTTATCAGGAAAATGACAGGAAACTTTGCAACTAATACATTTTCAGCGAGAAAAATTTTCTATCTTTGCAAGAAGTGAATATAAATATAGACGGAAATGAAAGAAAAAGTATTGGAATTACTCGAACAGAAGTTCGCAGGCGTTCGCAAAGATGGGCTTAACCTCATGGCAGGAGTTATCGCTATGGGAGTTAAAACCGAAGATGAAGCAAAAGCAGCAGTGGAAAAAATTACAGTCGAGCAAGTAAACGCTTACGTGCAAGATTGGCGTAAATCCGCTGATAGTGAAATCACTAAGTCCAATCAGACTTATGACAAAACCATGCGTGAGAAAATCGAAAAAGAGCTGGCGGAAAAAATGAAGACAAATCCACCATCACCTAATCCACCAGACCCGAATAACATTCAGGAGCTGATAAAAGAAGCGGTGAAACAGGCTACGGAGGGAATTTCCAATGAGTTAGCTACGATTAAAGCACAAAGTCAAAAGGAAGAGAGGGCTAAATTGATTTCGGACACGGCTAAAAAATTAGGCATAAGTGATGTATTCATGAAGCACTTCCATATATCCGACGAGGACGACGTGGAAAAAGTGCTATCGGAATACAAGCAAGAGCTTGTAACTAATTCTCTTTTGCCGAAAGAGGGCAATCAAAAATCCACGTCAGACGCTGAAATGCAAGCAGAAGCGAAAGCGTGGGCTGAAAGTTTGCCAAATAAATAACCATAAAAACAAACAAAAAAATGGCAATTACATTTGAGAAGCAATCGTATAGCGGTGATAATCCTGCTATATGGAGGGGAGAATGCAAAGTACTTCCCGGCGGCTTTAAGCCAAAACAAAACTTTGCAACAGGTACTGTCATCAAGAGAGCGACACCCGTACAGGTTAACTTCGAGGACATGAGCGTTAACATCGTCAAGGTAGGCAAAGTGTTGACAGGTAGCACAGCAACCAAATTAAGGTTGACAAAAAACAGCTATCTTGCGGTTGGAGACACTATCGCAAAAATAGGTGTCAACACCAAAAGCACAACCGTATCGGCTATCGATACCTCTAATCCTGAGTATGACGAGGTTACGATAGCTGCGAGCCTATCGACAGCTGTCGGAGACTTGATACAGGAGAGTGCCGCATACGTTGCTTCGACGACCGATGCAGACCCGTTGTATCAACCTAACGCAATCATCGCTGCGGATTACGAGTACACAGTAAATGGCATACCGACACTCGATGTCGCATACGAAGCACTCGTGCTATCCAACGTCGCACAACCTATTCCGAGTGATTACCTCGTAGGATTTTCGCTAAAAAACAATCCATCAATCAAATACATAAGACAATAAGGACATGGCACAACAATTTCAATACTCGTCGATTTTCGGTGAATTGACAAAAGCGGTGCAAATAAGATTTGATGCCGCAAGTGCATTGCACAAGCAACTTTTTGACAATGTGTTGTTTGAGAATTTCCTTGATTGGGACACCCCTACTATCGGGCTTGAGTTCGAGGAGATAATAGGACAGTACATTACAACCATTGCAGCAGCAACCATCGGAGACCAATCCAAAGAGCCGATTTTGGGTACAGAGGGTTTGCAAACTCTCTCCGAGCGTGTGCTTAACCACGCCTTGACGCTACCGATGACGATACAGGAGTACCGTAAGATATTGCAGTTGCAAGACAGCAGAATGATTGCTGACCAAGCCAAGAAAAACGAACTCATCAAAATCATGTGGGGCAACGTCGAAAGACCCGTTAAGGGTGTCCTCGCAAAACTCGACATGATATTCCTCGGTGCGTTGTCGAACAAGGGTATATTCACCCTCGATGAAAACAACAACCCTGAGGGAGGAGTAAGAGCGACAATCAATTACAATCAACCTGCCGAAAACCTTGCAACATCTACTACTGCATGGACGCAAGCCAATCTCGACACCGTGGATTGCTTCGAGGACATACAAGCAATCCTCGATGCGGCACAAGACAAGGTAGCGTTGGCAAAAGCATTGCTATCCCCTGCACTTATATCTTATATGTGCAGAAGCAAGAAGATGAAGCAAATGATTTGGGGAACTGATAAGTCCGCCCAAATCGTGCAGTTGCGAGACATCAACGCCTACATGCAGAGCAACGGATTTCCGATTTTCGAGCCAATCCGCCGTCAAATCATAGTGCAAAACGGCACGGAAAGAAAGGTCGTAACACCTTGGAGCAAAACGAATATAGTATTTGTTCCGGAGGGAAAAATCGGAGTTGTAAAGAATGCTTGGGCTAACTCTGAATTGCGTCAAGAACCCGGAGTTACTTACTCCAACTATGGCAGAATTAGAGTATCGCAATGGGGAGTTGGAGAAACGCAAAACTCTAACGGTGTTGAGTTTACCAAAGCAGAAGTATTTGCTTTGCCTGTCATCACTGAAATGAACGGAATATTCACTCTTGACACCCAAGCAGAATAACAATGGATAACATCAACGCACTATACCATATTTGCAACGCTATCTGCAATACGTTTTACCCCGACAGGCAAACGCTTGAATTTATGCTGTTTAACGATGAAATCGAACCGATGGGAGAAGCACAACCGAAAGATGTGAAACTTTTGAAACTTGCCATCAAGTTGGTACAAGGTTACGTCGAGAACAGCAGGAACGAGAACGGCGTTTCGTACGCCGTGAACCAAGACAGGGTAAACCAAAACATTGCACAATGGTGCAGCGACTATGGTATAAGTGCGGACGATGTCATCGTAGGACGCACGATTATAAACGGTTCAAATCTGTGGTGAACATGCGTACGAATGCCTATATCAGTTATAAAATCGCAAACCCGACCGCTCGTTTCGACAGTTCGGGGTTTCCGATAGCGGGCGAAAACGAGTGGAGCGAGAAAATCCCTTGCTCGTTAAGCACCAATTCGGATAACAGAGTGCATAAATATGACTATGGAATGCACCGTGTATCCACATACACTATACTGACAGAAATTTGCGACTTTCCGTTGACCGCTACCGTGGTACATCTGCACCGTGGTTGCGAATGCTTGGGAGAGTTCAAAGTTGTGTCGGTTGAACCGTTGGAAACTGTCGGACGAATAAAAATAGTAGTTAGCAATGGCTAAGTCTCAAACCTATATAGTCGATAGCGGAGTAATCGAGAAATTACAAAAGTTCTATCAGGAGGATTGTCCCGAGATGATAGGACAATTCCTATCGCAAATAGGTGAAGAATGCGTGAATATAGCAAGAGAGGGTGGCACGTACAACGACATAACAGGTAATTTACGAAGCTCGATAGGGTGTATAGTAACAGACGAGAAAGGCAACCAAATCTCTGAAAGCGACACAAGAGTTTACAAGACGGGAAGCAAAGGCGAACAAGTAATCAAGCAATTACTTAGTGCCGTACCTGCAAGACCGAATTGCATCACTCTGACCGTTGCAGCAGGAATGGATTACGCTCAATTCGTCGAAGACATACATCACAGAGTAGTACTCTCCGAAGCGAAATTACACGCAGAGCAAGCCATGCAGAATTTACCAAACGAATTAAACTTGTAAAAATATGCCGTTACTTACATCGAAGCAAATCGAAACAGACATGTACCTCCATTTGAGGAGTGCATTCAAAAACAAAATATCGGGAGCTGTTTACAGAGGAAGTGATAGCAGACCAACCAATTCGATACTCGAAGACGTAGTTGTTAAGTACCTTACAGGCACTGACGGAGTAATTCAACGAGGTACTGTATTACTTAACATATACGTACCTAAGATTTTGGACAACTCCGGAAAATACGTCGAAAACCAAAAGCGAATAGACGAATTGGAAAGTTACTTTTATACGGTTCTAAGTCTTTGGAACTTCAAGGATTACTATTTTTGGACGGACACGACCATCAACAATTACTCAGTCGATGACATCAACCAATCCTGCATTGTTGCACGAATAGAATATAGAAGAGTATCACTTTAACAAATGAAATAAAATGGCAGAGGAAAAAATTTTCACAGCCGGATTGACGGCAATCAAAGTTAAGCCGTGGACATCTGCAACGGAGTCCACTCCTGTGTTTGCAGACACCGACCTACTCGGATACACGGAGGAGGGTTCTTGCTCCTTGACGGCAGAAGACCCCGAGGAAACCGAAATATACGCAGAAGAACTCGACACACCCGTTAAGGTATTCACCAAGGAGGGCAAAACCACCCTTGCATTTAACGTCCTAAACCCATCTGTAACAGTACTTCAGAAGATGATGGGAGGTACAGGAACAGAAGCAACGGGAAGTACGGGTGCAAGCTGGAAAGCACCGAAATCAAGTTTTGCGGGCGAATATCACGTTAAGATTGAACCAAAGGAGGGCTACCAAATCACCTTGCCAAAGGTAAAATTGCATGCGAAAATCTCGTCCACATTCGGGAAAACCGACTTGTTGAAGTTGGAAATAACGGGTACGATTTTGCAACCTACTACCGACAACGTTCCGAAAATGACGTTGGAAAAACCTGCAAACGATTAACAAAATGAAACGAAAGCCCCGTTTTTCGGGGCTTTCATAATTAAATATGAAAGTATTATGGAAAATCTAAAAATCCAAATACGTAAATCGTTCGGAAAGAACGAAGTAAGAGAAATACAAACTCCTACACTTGCAACGATTGACCTCTTGACGGAAGAAGTCAAAAATCTAAATATATCAGATTTGAAAGATGGCAGGCAAGTATGGGAGTTTGCAAATGATAATAGCGAAAAGCTATCGAAAATTCTTGCCATCTTAACATTGAATGAACGTTGTTTTCAGTGGAATATTGTCCGACGTGAATTTTCCACGGCAAAAAAACGGATTGAACGCATGAAAAAGAAAATCATGCAAGCCAATACACCCGACGAACTTATGAAAGCAGTTGCCACGACACTTTCGCAAGATTGGGTGATAGGGATTTGCACGACGGCTAAAAGCCTGAAATCCGGATTGGAAAGTATGTACGAAGAGTTATTCGAGAGCAAGAAAAAGAAATGAACAAAGGCATAATCAACGAGACGGCATTATTGCTGAACATCGGCAAGCGGTACAAGATTAAGCGGCGTATCCTCGCAAAAAGCGTCATTGTGCGACCTTTGACGTTGGCAACGTTGGATTTGTTGATACACAAGTCATTGCCTCTTCTTATGGCAGAAAAACCGCCTTTTTCGGCATATCTGAAAACAATCCCGAAAGTCATTGCTATCGCTATACTCGGAGAAAAGTGTTTCACGTGCAAAAACAACACATACACGGTACGACATAAAGCAATAAACCGAATGAGCAGAACAATAGCACATCGGTTCGAGATTGCCGATTGTGTGCAAATCCTTACTAATATCCTTACACATGATAACCTCAACACTTATATACAACTATACCCGCCCGACCAATCGAAAGAAGACAAAGAGGACAAATACAGGGTTTTAGGGTGCAAAAGTCCATACGGAAGACGTGCATCGATTTGCAAGGAATTGTGCATGGATTGGGAGACATTGCACCACAAGATACCATACAGCACAATACAACGTATGTTATTGGATTTTCCGAGAGTGGATTACAGCGGAAAAGATGATAACGAGGGCATTGCGTTGACGGAAGACAATGCCGACGAGATTTACGAATTTCTTAAAAAAGTTAACGGCAAATGAACTTAGGAACATTAGAATACGAGGTAGTTGCAAATGTAGAGAGCGTACAAAGCAATCTTACAACGGCAATTCGGAAGATTAGAGAATTTTCCGACATGGCAAAGCAATCCGGAGGGAACTTCAACCAAGCATTTGACAAAATCGATGAAGTAGCGAGTGAGAACAATGCGGCTTTGAGAAAATTGGAAGAGCAGATGAAGAGTTTGCGGGAAGAAGCAAGCAAAGCATTCGAATTCGGAGATGATGCAACTTACCAACGTCTGAACGCTCAAATATCTGTATTGCAGAAAGAAGCAAGCATACGCAAAAGCATAAAAAAAGAGATAGACGATAATGCTGATGCACTTGCAGAAGAAGAAAAGAAATGGGAAGAACGTGTAGCGAAAATAGAGAAAAACGAGAAAGCACATAATTCCTTACGTGCGAAGATAAGAGAGACAAAGGAAGCAATAGCTTCTTTGCGTCAAGAGAATGGAGATGTTGAAGCCATCAGTGCTTTGGAGGCAAAATTGGCAAAATTGTATGATTTGCAATCCGACATACAATCTAAAACCAAAGTTTTAGCAGACGACCAATTCGGCTTCAAAGCAGCGTCTGAAGGAGCTCAGGTTTTGACCTCTACATTCGGAGCTTTGACGGGTGTGATGGGATTGTTCGGACAAGACCAAGAGAAGATTTTGCGAATAATGCAAAAGGTACAAGCGGCGGAAGCCATATCCAACAATCTCAAACAGATAAGCATTGCTTTTGACAAAGACCACGGATATGTTTATGCCGCATTGACCAAAGCGAAAAAAGCCTACACCACAGCAACGCTTGCAATGGCAGGAGCGTTAAAGATTTCGACGGGAGCGGCAAAAGGCTTGATGGCAGCTTTGACAGGAGGTTTGGGCATTGCGATTACCGCAGCAATCACACTAATAACCAAATTGATAAGCAAGCACCAAGAGCAAGCCAAAGCACAGGAGGAAATGATAAAGGCACAAGAGGAAGCGTGGAACAGATACACCTCCGAGGTAAGCAGCAACGCCTCAAAGCAAATCATGCAATATGATTTACTGCGAGACAGCTGGAAAAAATTAGACAGCGACCAAGCCAAAGCTAAGTGGGCTAAGAACCACACAAAGGAGTTGAAAGAGATAGGAATACAGCAAACCGATGTGAACAGTTTGGAGAACAAATTCTCGACAACGGGTGCAAACGACTTTGTTAATAGTATAATGAAGCGTGCCAAAGCTCTTGCTTTGCAAAAAGCTCTCATGGAAGAATATGAAAAACAAATTCAAGCAACTCTTACAAGCGAAAAAATAAAGGAAACCTATTCAAAAAACAAAAAAGATACCAGTAAACCCCAAAGAACTGCAAGTGATTTCATGCCTCCTGGTGCATATTATAGTAGTTCAAGTTATAAAACCTCAAATGAGGAAGCAAATGAAAATCTGATAAACAAATTATCTGAACAATATGGTATAGCAGTAAGCGAAATAGAACAACTTATAAATGGTGAAAAAAAACTTGTAGGTTATGATGAAAGTAGATTAGAGTCTCTCAAACAGCAATTAGCAACAATCAAAAAGCAAGGTGGTGCAAATGATGCAACAATTAAATCCGAAACATCTGCGAACAAGGTTGTATCTTACAGGGTGAACACATATAAGCAGTTGGTCGAGTGGGCAGAACGGTACCAAGATTACATCGAGCAATCCGACAACGAAGAATTGATTGAACAATTCAAAGTGGAAGCAGCTGACAATAACGGAGATATGTCCAAAACCGCAAAAGAAACCGTTGACAAGTTGCAGAAATACTTTGACGATTACATGATTTTGACTCCGGTTGAACCGGAAATAAATCTCGAAAAAATACAGCAAGAGATAGAGGAGTGGAAGTCAGAAATCGAAGCAAAAGAAAAATTCTTTGAATTGCCACCAATAGAAATCGAAGAACCCGAAGTAGATTGGACGTCTGAATGGCTTGACGATTTTGAAAATAAAGTCGGCGAAACAACCGATGAAATTGATAATCAAATAGCAGCAGTACTGAATGGAATAGCTAACCTCGAAGCCCAAGAAGACCCCGACGGACTATTCAAAGGCACGTTGGATAATCTTCACAAGATGCTTGAATTGCTGAAAATTGCAAAGAAAGAGAAAGAAGACCTCGAAGATAAAAAAGGAATACAGGACATTGCGGATGAGTTTCAAGAGGTACTGCGTACTGTCTCATCAATTTTGGATACAGCAAGCCAATTAAGTACTGATGATTGGACATCGGAACTCATGGGAGACTTATCAGACCTATCTAATGCTGGTGCTCAAGTCGCATCTGGTTTAGCAACATTTTTAACGACAGGCAACCCCTTAGAGTTAATTGAGGCAAGCGTTGAAGCATTAAAAGCAGGTGCTGCTGTTGCTGCTGACTTCATCAACAAAAAAAACAAAGAAGCCATTGAGAAGTCAAAGAAGATGTTGGAGGAGTTGGAAAAAGCCTCCAAGCGTCTTGCACAAGGTAGCGTGCAATCCTTGCAAAACTCTTACAAGCAGATTGACGAGTACACCAAGCAAGCCACGGCTAACGCTAACAGCAACAAAGGTTGGGGTGGTTTTATGAACAAACTGTCAGGAAAGTACAAAGAGACGAAAGAGGCTGCGGAAGAGGCAAGAAAACAAGCGGAGGAATTGGCTGAACAGATGAGGGAGTTCGTTTTCGGTGGTGAGGGTGCAATAGAGGATACTGCGAGAGACCTTGCGGATAGCATAGTGTCGGCATTTGAAGCTGGCGATGACGCTGTAAAGGCATTCGGCGAGAGTGTAAGGCAGACAATTAGGAATATCGTTAAAAACCTAATGGTCAATACGTTGATTGTCCAACCGATTATGGATATAATGAATAAGTACGGTACTATTTTATCCCTCTCTTTGTCGCAAGAGAAATATGATGCATTTGAAAAATACATGGGTAAGATGACCAACGAAATCAACCAATTCGGAGAACAGATACCTTTTATTCAAGAACAGATGCAGAATGCTTTATCGTCATTAGGGGGTTTGGAATTATCCGATAATACCAATACACTATCCGGAGCTTTGGCTAACGCAAGTCAGGAGAGTATAGATTTGCTTGCGGGCGTGATGAATGCTGTAAGGTTCGATGTTACAACTATTAAGGATAGTTTGAACAGGGGTATCGAGGCATTGATTATTTCAAACTCAAATCTTGTGGCGATAAACATGACGATGCAGACATGGCAGACGTGGCAAAAAGACGTGCAGGAGGACATGGCTTTGAACATGTCGAGCATTGAACGAAACGTACGACTATTAAGGCAGAACAACGGTCGTCAGAGCGTCCGAGACGCATAATCGATAAAAGTATCGGAAACAAAAAAAAGAGCGGTGTCATGCCGCTCTTTCGATTTATACGGGAATTATTTTACCATTCTTCGGTTTCGTTGCCGACCAAACCTTTTTTGACGCATTCCTCTATCTTATCCATTATCACATTAGAGTACGCATTAGCCATCACAAGTGCTTTGCATGAGGTTTTCTTGTGAGAGTCTTTTTTTGCAAACGGAAAGCATTCGTCTAATGTCCATTTCTCGTTAACACGAGTAGCCGACTGACTGCTACCAAAATATCCACCACCCGCAACACGAATAACAGAATAATAAGGTACTGTGTACGTAACTCTAACTTTGTTGTCTTTTATATCGCATTTGATTATGGGACGTATGCCAACATTATAAACACTCATTCCTCCTGTGTGTTTAGCTATTCCATCTACAAATCCCTCAGCGATGATAACACCAGCATCTTTATCGTTTAACTTAATTACAGAATTAGCATCATTGAAAGATGCGGTAAACCAATAGTTCAGCATAACATAGAGTTGTTCTTTGGTCTTACCTTCTGCCGGAATTACCTGAACGTAAGTAAGGGCATTATTTTTGTCCAAAGTTAACTGCGAACCTAAATTCGTGGCTGCATCAACCCACTTCTCACCATACTTTTCTTTGGCATATTTTTCCAACTCTTTTTCGGTCATAATTTGACCAAAAACCGACACCGAAAACATCACAAAAGTGATGAGTGAAAATACTACTTTTTTCATCGTTCTAAACCTGTTTTGTTTTTGCAAAGATACGATACATTTTTTACATGGCAAAATGAGGGGCAAAAAAAATTGTTTTCGGAGCGAAAAAGTGCGAGAAAAAACACGAAAAAAAATTTCAAAAACTTTTTCGACCGAAAAAAACGCAAAATTTTTTCATCCGAAAATTTTCGTTTTCGGGTCATGAAAAATCACAGACCTTTGTAATGAACTGATTTCCATAACGGTACAAGGATGCAATTGCATACCATTTGCGTTGCACTTCGTCTGCATTTTGCTATCCATTTGGAATGCTATAAAAGGAAAGGAAAAGAAAGGAAAAGAAAGGAAAAGAAAGGAAAGCTTTTCAAGAAAAAAACAGAGCAAAAAAGAAAGCCGGCAAGCGGCTTTCGCTCTCTCTTTTTGAGCAAGCGATTTTTAATTGAAAGTTTTTGATTGTCAGAGGGTTAAACGTCTTTGAACGATTTTTCGATTTGCTTTTTGTTTTCAAAATCCCTCTAAATGCCTGAAAATCAAAAAGAAAAAGAAAAAAGTTGCGGCAAAAAAGAAAAAGCCGACGAACGAGCCGAAAAAGGGGCATTTCGGCGGTGATTTGATGAGGTCGGCGAGAGACAAAACGAAAACAAGCCCGTTTTGCCCTGTTTTTCGCCCGCTGACGGGCTTTTTATTTCCGTCTGGTACGTTTCCTTGTCTTGATATTTTTTCGTGGCTTAAAACGCAAATTCCGAAATTCGGATTTTTGAGCCTGTTTGCGTATATGTTTTTCCACCAAATCGAAGAAAAAATCATGCGAAATTTGGTCAATTCAAATTTTGTTTCTACCTTTGCAAAGTCAAAACAGATTTTGAGGGATTTTTTGACCTCGTCGAGGACTAAAATCGAGGTAACTTTTTTTGTTGGTCGCTCCCGAAAAAGAGAGCGTGGATTAAAACGAAATTTCTACTATCGTAGATAACGTGTTCATTTTTTGTTTTGACACGACGGAGAGGGTTTCATGAGCTTTTATTTTATTGATTATATCTTTGACCCCTCTCCTTTTTTTGCTCTATTCGGACTTACATAAAAAAAAGCCGCTACATTCGGTAGCGACTTCGTGATTATTGAATTGGTTATTCGGATTACTCAAAATACATGTGATAACCCTTGAATGCGTTGTCCTTTCCCAATTTGTTTAGAAACCAAGTCTTCACATCTATACTTCCTACATGTTTTTCATCAATTCCGGCAACAACTTCACCGATTACCGACTTTGGAAACCAAAAGCTCTTTTGGTGTGTATCACCATTCCAACGAACCAATGTGCTGATGAGCATTGCTTTTTCGGTTTCTTTTTCCACTCCGAAAAGTGTTATGTTTGTCATTTCTGTGGTTGTGTTGTTTGTTGTCTTCATCTCTTTGTGTTTTTAATTGTTTTGACATTGCAAAGATACGATACATTTGCGATACTACCAAGGAATTTTCAAACTTTTTTCGCTCCAAATTCGTAACTTACTGACACTCACCGAGAAAAAATTCACTCTTTTTTCAGTAATTCCAGCAACCTCTCTTGGGTTTCGATGAGTTTGCGTTGGGTTTCGATGGTCTCGGATTGTGTGCGGATTAGCCGTTCAAGGGTGTTATCGTCGTTGGCTTGGTTCTGCGTTGAGGTGATGGGCTTGCACATGTCGCCTTTGCCCAAGATTAGCCATTCGGGGGAGAGGTCGGGTACACCCTCTAAACATTTCACGAAAAATTTATATCCGGGTTCAATATTCCGCACAATATATCCTCGTATATTAGCATCGCTTACACCTATTCTTCTGGCAAATTCACCGATTTTGCCGTGAAATTTCACCTTACACAATTCGTTAATTCTCAAATTTATAGCTTCCATATCCATACACAAAACAAAAATATTCGTTACAAATCACGTGAAACATGCAAATAATGTTGTATCTTTGCAACCTCGAAACAATCAAATAACGAACAACAAAACAAAAAGGTTACAAATATGGCAAAAACACAAGAACAGATGAACATTACCACAGGCGGAGTGTTCAAAGAAGAAGAAAACACTAAAAACTTGAATGACATGAGTAATTCAAAAATCACCCTCGACATGATGGACGAGGAAACAAGAGATGGCATCGAGGTATTGCGTGCCATAACATTGCAACGTACGATGTTCGACGCATTGACGTACAAGCACCAAATTTCAACAGAGATGACAGATAAGGTGTACGATGCATTCGACGACTTGCAAGAACAGATTAGCGAGGTAATCAAGGACAGCTTTGACCGCAATATACTTGCGTCGATGATGTACCTACAAGATTAGCAGGTATTCATATCATATACTTTACAGTTGTGAGAGAGGCATAGCAGAGATTGCTACTCCTCTCTCCTTTTCGTTTGTACCTCAATGGTTTTCGCTATCTTTGCGAAAAATGCAACAAATGAAAGTTGACTACTTGATTAACGATTTCAGATTTTCCGACCACAATATCGTCGTGTCGTCATCAACGGGTGTCATCGACCTGCCGAAGTACAAGTCGGTAACCAAGAGAGATTGGGCGGAACGACACGGATACATCGTTGATACCGATATGTTGAGGCTGGATGCACGCACGATTAAGTTGGATTGTGCCGTATATGCTAAGAATTTCGATGTTTTTATAACTGCAATCCGTAAGTTGTCAGAGCAATTCAAAGGCTTGGAAGTGCTTAAAGTGAACTTTGTCGGAACTCACATAAAGTTGTTGTTCGGAGTGTACCTCGATGGAGGTATTGCCATAACCAAGGATTGGCGTGAGGAGGATATGTTCGGAACTTTTAATTTGAAGTTGGTTGAGTGCGAGCCGCAGAAGCGTATATATGTCGTACCTTGCGAGCCTTTTACGGAGATGGGCTATTCATTATCTTACACATCAATATCTCCATTTTCGGTGATGTCTGCGGGTATGCGTCAACGAATTACCGCACCGATTGCGGAAAAGGAGGGAGTTGTAAAGATGATGATAAAGGGGGATAAGGACGGTGAGGACTACGTGATTATATCCGGAAATATCGATGATATTACATCGTTAAAATTAACTAACGCCACTTTGTTATGGGACAAAATATAAGGGTTACACACACTGACGGCACGAGCTTTTACCTTAATTCGTATGAAAACAAATCCGTTGCAACGAAAGCGGAGTACATCGACGAGTACCTCGTCGGGGATAAGATAGAGGTAACCGTGGATAGCTCTATTTGTTTGCTATTCAAAGTTGGAGACAAGATCACGTATGATGTACCGATAACATTCGGAACTACTTATACAAAGTACGAGACACGGGAGTTTGTCCTTAATTACCTGCCTGATGTATACAAAAACAACAGCAGGGATTTTGAATACACTTTAACATTCGAGGGGTGGCTTTTAAGCCTTAAACGCTGTCTATTTCTCAAAGATGAGAACGGATACGCCAATGCGTTTTTCTATGGCAAAATATCTGACTTCTGCGGCGTGCTTAATGCTAACATCAACAGGGTTTTAGGTGCTAATACTTGGAATTGTTCGGTGGTCGGAACGGACGATACAACGGAGCAAAATTTTGCTTTTGACAACAAGACGTGCTATGATGTCGTGCAGGAGCTTTGCAAGACATTCGATTACGCAATTAAGCTGCAACGTAATCCAAGCAACGTAATACAGCTGCAATTCGTTAAACCTCCGAATAGTACGACAGATGTAACGTATCTGAGTTACGGATACGGCAAAGGGCTTACGGAAATAAAAAAGAAGACAACAAAGCAGTTGTTTTCACGGCTTTACGTATATGGAAGTAGCGAAAACCTTAACGCTTACCTGACTGATGACGGTTTTGTTAAAAGTGATAAATTGCTGCTGCCGTACAATCTTGCTGAATACAAGACAAGCATGCCTGACCCATCATCTTCTGGAATGTTGCGTCCGATGATTTATAGGTTTAGCAACATAGGGGCGGATAGTCCTTACGTTAATGCTCAGGTTAATTTCGCAACTGATTATACAAATCACAAACAATATATTGACAATATCGTAGCAATACGATATGTTGATGGGGATTTGAAAGGTGAGGTGTTCTTTGTACATGCTTGGGTTAGAAATATTATAGGTACTCGTGGTTATTTACAACTTTATAGGCGTATGATTAACGGGGTTTTGCGTCCTGCCGCTCAAGCAGGAGGTGCAGATGATGCGTACAACTACATGCGTACGGTTGATGTGGTTTTCGCTTGCACGCCGCAGACGTCATATATACAGGACGACAGCATAGTTGCAGAGATTGGTATCCGAGAAGCTGTTAAGGTATTCGACGACATCAAGGTGGAGGCACGTTACAAGATTGCGTTAACAAAAACAATAGAAACACAGGAAAATCAATCGCCTCGATTTGCGATACATGTAACCAAATCCGAATTACCCTTTAACATTGCGGACGCAGCTGCTGATGGTGCAACGGTGCAGATTACTTTTCAATCTGGTGCGTTGTCGGGATATACCTTTGACGTACTGAACGATACAAATAATCAGGTTACAGAATTTACGTACGAGGGTGTGGAATATTGGGAAATCCCTTGCTTATCAATAGTCGAGATTGCAGGTTATGCAATCCAAACAGACGGCACGATTGATTTTAATTCGCCAACATACAAAACGATACCGTCGTTTGCTGCCCCTGAAATAAAAGGCGTGGCAGGAGATACAATTCTTATCAGCGGCATTGTACCGACCAAAGATATGTATGTAAAAGCTGAATATGAGCTACTTGAAAAGGCGACGGAATACTACAAGAAGAATGTAGTTGCAAAGGTGCAGTATGATGTAAGTTTAGACCCTCAATGGCTTCAAAATTATGAAAAATACGGTAACAAATGCAAGATTGCACCCGGATACTTTGTTGCCATAGAGGATAACGATTTGGATGCAAACATGGATAAACTGTTAATTCAAAAAGTACAAAAAAGTCTGTTGAATAGCTACGAATGGAGCATTCAATTATCTGACACATCGAACGATAAATCATAAGTACTTTGCGAATATTAACCTCTTCTATTTTTATTGTATTACTATAAAAATTGTACCTTTGCTGAAAAGCATAATTATGATAGGTAATTGCAACATCGAACAAAACAGCAAAAGGAATTACTATCGAGGCGAGACGATAGGATTACGATTTCGAGGTGGAGGCGAACTCAACCTCGACAACTATGATTTTACCGTGAGGCTAATCAACGGTAAATCTGTATCTAAGTACCGCAAAGGCGTTGATGTAATCGGCGAAAACAATTCTTATACGCTTACCATACAACCCGAGGTTAGTAAGGATATGGCATTGGGTAAGTATGACATGGAAATACTGTTGGTCGATACGGATACGGTCATTACAACTGTTAAAGGCATCATTAATGTTTTGGATAGTTATAGCAAGGAGGGTTTGTGATGGGAGCGGAAATCGATGTTAAAAACATACACGGGATTGATGAGAACGGCGTAATCACTAATATACAAGCCGACGAATTACCTACTAATTACGTTGAGGTTGGTATATTGCACGATAACGGTGCAGAAGTGTCCGAAGATGAGCGGATTATCATCGACTTGCGTTTCGGTGCAAAAGGCGACACCCCGATTAAGGGTGTCGACTATATGACACCCGAGGACGTGGAGGCAATCAAGCAGGAGGTCAAGGAGAGCATCGACGAGGAGTACGCAGACGAGATTGAGCAGATAAGCGTGCCTATCACTCCGAACATGAGAGAGTTACGCATCGATTACAGATGCCGCAAGAAGCCACGTGCAAAGATATTGATTAAGACCGCTGACGGTTATGTGGAGGCACAAGCAGCAGTGGAATATTTAGGTGTTAATACAGTGCGGGTATCGTGGAGCAAAGCGATTGAGGGTGAATTGATTATAAACTAATAACTGATAAAAAACAAGGAATTATGGCAGACATGCAATTTTTGGACAGCCTCGACCTTAACGGTCGGGAAATCAAAGACGTAAGAGTTGAGAGCTTTGAATTTGCCGCTCTACCGAGTGCGGCAGCGAATGAGGGGCGAATAGTCTATGACACAACTAACAAGGCGTTTTTGTACTCGAATGGAAGCGAGTGGGTTAACGTTAACAAAACCAACATCGAGATACTCGGAAGCGGAAAGATTAAAATCGACGGAACGGAGTACACCTATATAGGGGGTAGCGGAGATGTAACAGCGGATGTTAACAAGAACTTACAGATTGGTGCGAACAAGGTAACGAATGCCAAGTTGGCGAAGATGCCGGCGAAGACGGTCAAAGGTAACAAGACAGCTGAGGCTGCAACGCCTACCGACATCACAATCACGGATTTAAAAGGCGAGTTGAACCTCGATGTGGAGGTAACGGGCAACGCTGACGATGGGTACACCATCAAGCAAGGAGGCACGACGTTGGCAACGATTAACTTACCAAAAGACAAGGTGATAAGTGCAGGTGAAGTAGTTACGGGAACGCTCGTCGACGGGGTGTTCACTCCGAACGAGGGAGGTATCAAGTACTTGCGATTGACTGTTGCGAATGCAGACGAGGCACACAAGTACATATATATAAGAGTGTCGGATTTGGTGGATGTCTATACTGCGGCGAATGCGGCGAATGCAGACGTGGAGGTATCGATTTCAAACGATAACAAGGTGAGTGCGAAGCTATCCACCGCTATAAGAACTCAGGTGGACAAGATTGCAGGCTTGGAAGCTCGTACGGAGACTGATAACAACTTCACAGATGCCTTGAAGACGAAGTTGGAGGGCATTGCAGCAGGTGCAGAGGTTAACGTGCAGAGCGATTGGAATGAAACCAGCACAACATCAGACGCTTACATCAAGAACAAGCCGACAATTCCAGCGGCGGCGAAAGACGGAATTCTGACCATCAAGGTAAACGGAACGGATAAGGGGACATTTTCGGCGAACCAAGCCACAAATTCCGAGATAGACATAACTACGGAGGATTTGAGGTTATCAGCGGCTGCAAAGTACTATAAGACAGGGGCTTTGACGGGTACAACCGGAACAATCACGGCGGCAACGCACGGTTGCGGCAAGCTCCCGCAGGTGCAGGCGTACCTCGCTGGTGAGCAGGTATTTTGCAGCATTAAGGTCAACTCGCAAGGCACGGTTACGTGGACAAGCTCGATTGCGATGACGGCTTCAAGTGATTTCCGCTTGGTAATCGTGGGTGGCGTATCCCCTGCGAATGAATAGGTTATGGTGTAATTCGGGAGCGGTTGTCGCCGCTCCTCTTGATAAGTGAGACATGGGAATTAAGTTTTTACAAAACATTGATGCAGAGAGGAATAAATTCGAGGAAGCGGGCTTCGAGGTGGTGAACCAACTTCCAACGGACAATCTGTTTGTTGGTCGGCAGGTAATTTATAATGGTCAACTATATGTGTATAATGGTAGTCAATGGGTGAATGTTAATGCCCCTTATGAGGCTAATTTAGCATGGGGTGGGGGGAATATACAAGCAGGTGCTTCTCCGATAGATGCGTGCCTTAACCCAAATCGTGGTAATAACATATTTGGGTTTTTCCCAGCAGAAAATATTGTAATTGAAAGGTCTGAAGATAGTGGACAAACATGGAGTTCATCAGAGATAAGTGACGAAAAAAAAATATTATTGTTCACCAAAGATACTGAGTTAACTGTTGGGTATGATATGGTGAGAATTACATTAGATTGTCATGGTATACTTTATGGAACCCTCTTGAAAATAATAATAAGTATGTCCACCGGTTTGGCAGAGGATTGCTATTGTAAAGTCCAAGGTCTTACATACTACAAAAGTGCTAATGGTTTAACTGGAGACACTGATTATGTTAATATAGCAGAGTCACGACTAACTGGTTGGACTAATGACAATACAATTAACTTTTCACCTGTTACAGTAGGATACCACTCTATGACTGACAATAGTTATTATAGATACTTAAGATTTATTTTCGGGTCAAGGAGTGGACACAATCTATACATTATTAAATCTATATACGGATACACATATCAAATATATCGTGCCAGTGAATTTCAAAAAACAGGAAAACTCTACACTTATGATGCGTATAAAAATGCCTATTTCCCTTCATCTGTAGTCTCTAAAGAGATAGTTAATTTTGACGCTAATATTAAGCCGACACAAACAGGTACTGTGGCTAAGACGAGTAATTGGTTATGGCAATATTATGCTCAATCAATAGCGTGGTTAATAAGAAATTACTTGCCGCTTACAGGAGGTACGATGACGGGGAACTTAACCGTTCCTAAGCTAATTAAGTCGGGAGGTACTGCGACACAAGCACTTATGGCAGATGGCAGTACCAAGGATATCAGCGGGTTTGCAAGCTCTGAGGACATACCTACACAATTACCTAATCCTAACCCTATCATTATTAAGACCGCTGACGGAGTGTCGGTTAGATATGACGGCTCGACAAGCGGAGGGATTGCCTTGGAGGCAGGAGATAACGCAACTGTAACAGGCACGCAGACAGATGATAACACGATGACGGTGAAGTTCGGTGCGGTCGTGCCGCCGAAATTGCCAAACCCGCAAGCCATGACGATACAGGTACTCGACGATGCAGGTGCTGTAATTGGCTCTGATATACTATATGACGGCTTGATTGCCAAGATATTAAAGCTCGTTGCGGGCTACGGAATTGAGCTTAGCAGCGTTAACCTCACAGGTGGTCAAGCTGTCGGAATCAACTTAAAGCAGATTGCAGGCACTACATTGCTTGGCAATGCTAACGGCACGACAGGCACGCCGCAAGCCGTTACAATGGCACAACTGCGTACGATGCTCGGTAGCTTGATGCTCAACGACATATCTGTAACGCTCGGAGGTAACAGCAGCTACACGCTACCTTGCTACATCGATTACAACGGTACACGCTATCAGTGCAGGATTAGCAGCGATGCCACAGGATTGCAGATATACCGTGCCGGTGTATGGGTTACAATCGGCAAGTTCTGTCGATGCAGCACGAGAGGCACTATAACCAACAGTAATATAGATAGTTGGTACAAGGATACAGTGCCTAATTACGAGTTGGATGAGAGCGTGTCTGCGGCGTTGTTCGCCGAGGATTTGACGACTAAGTTCGGAGCGTCGATGGCGGCTTGGACAGGTAAAACGGTTACTCTTAACCTTGCTTCGGTAAACATAAAGGACACAAAATCAGCGTGGGTGATGCTCAAAAAGAACATGGGTGATTGCTTCCCTCGCGATAGCGTGGAGAGGATTAGGTACTATTATAATGTGGCAATACCAAGCGGCGAAGTGGTAACCAAGATAGAGTTGAGCTACAATAAAGGTGTAGGCATGTGTACGGTACATTTTTATACGGAGGGATAAATTATGAAAAATTTAATCAGCAAATTAAACAAATTGGTAGAATGGTTATTTCCGATGAGGTCTGCAATGCGTCAAGAGATTGATTGGCTTGCAAATAGGTTGGATAAGACCGAGACCAGATTTAACGAAATGGAAAAACGTTACGAAAGACGGTTCGACGAAATGGAACAACGTTATTCGGAAGATTGTTGCTTTCGCAAGGATTGTCCCGAAAGGATTAACCGATTTTCGTTGCAAAAAAACAAAAAAAATGACTAACCGAGGAATAGAACTAATTAAGAGACATGAGGGTTGTCGTTTGAAAGCATATAAGTGTCCTGCGGGTGTATGGACAATCGGTTACGGACACATCCAAGGAGTATTCGACGGTAAGACGATAACACAAGACGAAGCAGAGAGGTTGCTACTTAACGACCTCACACGTTTTGAATTAGGTGTTCGGCATATAGTCGGAGACCTGACTGACAACAAGATAGACGCTTTGGTATCGTTTGCTTACAATGTAGGCTTGCAAGCATTTCAAACCTCAACGCTGTGTCGCAAGGTTAAAGCTAATCCGAACGACCCGAACATACGCAACGAATTTATGCGATGGGTTTTCGCAGGAAAAACCAAACTTAAAGGGTTGGAAAAACGACGTAAAGACGAAGCGGATTTATATTTTGCGTAACACTAATTATGCAAAAAAAGTGCGGTGAGGCAAAGACAAAAGGTAAAAAAAAGACAACACGCCCACCGCACTGAAAAGTCCTTTTGATGTGGACAATATGGTAACACATCAAAAGGATTTTTGTTCATGGAAGAAATCAAGAAAATACACAAAGAAGTTGAAGAGACTGTGATAAGTGTTGTAGGATTGAGCTGCAAAAATTGGAAAAAATGCAAGTGTGAGGATTGCGTTTTACTCCGAAAACTAATTGTCAAATCCTTGCAATCCTTAGGGTACAGTCGCAGACAGATACAAGCGTGTACTTTATTTTCAAAGACTGCAATCTCCACATATATAAGCGATTACGGAGAAAGTCGGATATTGAACCGAATACGTTCGGAAATAAAACGCAAACTAACCGAAAAAGGAGTGTTTGAGCCGTAGCAGCTGACGAACTTTGCAATGCAACGAACGAAGTACAAGGGAGTTGTCGCAATGCCGGAAGCGGTAAGATGGCAAAAAAACTCAAAAGAAATGTCAGAAACAAGAACATTCGTTTTCCCTGAACAAGGGGGCGGCTCAGACAACACGATGGCATTGATTGCATCGATGTTGAGACAAAACAACCTTGACCCCAATCTTTTAGCGTTGTTGAATAACAACGGTGGTGGATTTGGAGGTAACTCTTTCATTTGGATAATCTTTCTTTTCTTCCTAATGGGTTGGAACAGAAATGGTTTCGGTGGTAACGGAACTCCGGAGCTTGCAAGCCTTATTAACAACGACAACGGACGTGATTTATTGATGAGTGCTATCCAAGGTAACGGTAATGCGATTTCGCAACTTGCAACAACTTTGAATTGCTCTATCGGTCAAATACAGAGTGCGTTGAACGCTTTGGGTACGCAAGTTATGCAGGTCGGTAACCAAGTCGGAATGAGCGGTCAGCAAGTGATTAACGCAATACAAAGCGGTAACTGCTCAATCGCTAACCAGCTTGCACAATGCTGCTGCAACATCAGAGAGGCGATAACCAAGCAAGGCTATGAAAATCAGTTGGCAACAGCTAATCAAACAAGTATCCTTGGAGGTAAGCTCGACCAGCAAACTACCTTAATCAATGACAAGTTTTGTCAACTCGAACAGAGAGAGTTGCAAAACAAAGTTGATGCATTGAGAGAGGAAAGAAGCTCATTGCAGAACCAGATTAGCAATTACCAGCAAACAGCAACCTTTAACAGCATGTTGCAAGGCTATGTTACTCCGTTGGCACAAGGCTTATCTACTCTACAACAAGATGTTGCAGGTTTGAAATGTCGTTTGCCGGAAACCGTAGCGGTAGCTAAGAATAACGGTGTATTGCTAAGTCCTTGCCAAGCTGCACTCATGGGTTATGGTGTCGGACTTAATGGCTTTCCGTTCAATCCTACGCAGTCTGTTTGGGGATAGAAAGGAGGTGATATGACTTACATAAATCCTTTCATATCAGTCAATAGGAATGGTATTCCAACTGTGCGTGCAAACAGGATAACCGTCGGTACATCATCGGTGGCATTCGATTTTTCGCCCGTTGCATTCGGCACCTCATCGAATTACAGAGGTTTAGTTATAATCGATTTGCCTCAGGCAATTCCGACGGGTACGACAGGCACACTCCCGATAGTGTTTACCACTAATGGAGCAAAACCACAGGCTTTGACAACCTATAATGGAGCTGCTGTTACAGCTTCAGAGATTGCGGGTACAGGTGTCTATCTATGTTGGTGTGAAGCAACGAGTGGATTATTGCAGTTGATTTCAGTTAATGTATAAAAATTCAAAATTATGTTTTCAGGTCTTAGACAAGGTGCGTTATTTTACGTCTTGGAAAAAAATATCGAAAAGCCGATTTTGAAAGTCGGTCAAGTAGTAAACGTAAGTAATCCAACACCGAAATTCGGTGCGGCAATGTCTCCTGCATTTGCACAAGGCATTGATACAACGGTAGATATTTCCGTTAAATTCGGAGACGATACAGCGGAATACAAACAGTTACCGTCATCATTGAGCATTGCTAACTTTGGTAATAATGGCATAGTGGTGAGCGAAAGCCGTGAAGCTATGTTAACAGAAGTTGAAGCTATGCAGAGGACGAGTAAGCAAATATTGGAGAGCATGGATTATCACACAGCGGTTATGTCTGCATGTGATGATATGCTTAAAGAACTTAATCCGCAATTCGCCAAAGAAAAAGAGCAGGAAGAGAAAATCGGAGCTTTGGAAAGCCAGATGAGCAGGGTTGAGAACTCATTATCCGCTATAACGGACATGTTGTCTAAGGCTCTGAAAACATCTAACAAATAGGAGGTTACTATGATACTCATGGAAATAAGCGAAGACACAAAAGAAAAAATCGTCTCGAAAATGGAGCAAATCTCAACTCTTGCACAGGGTGTCATACACTGCATGGAGGGACTTAACGAACCCATGCGTGGTATGATGGGCGAAAGGCGTATGCCATACGACAGAGGCATGATGGGCGACAGATATGACAGAGATTATGACGATATGCCAAGGGATTACTACGGCGAAAGGCGTGATAGTCGAGGTCGTTACGCTCGAATGAGATAAGGTTTCACGGGGGCAAAACGCCCCCTTAAATATTTTGCATTATGAACTTTGATGATTTTTTGGATTTGCCCGAGGATATGAGGGTTTACCTATCGCACAACGGTAGGCATTTCAGCCGCAAAGCGTGTGAATTTGCCATCTCTCTAATGAAGAGGAAAGACGCTAACGGTAAGGAAGTTGCGGTGAACAAGTTACGTAAAGAACAAGTAGAAGATATATTGAAGCAACACGGTGTAACTTTGTCAAAAAACAAGTTGTATGATTTTGTCTTTGTTTGCAATATGGCTATGGCGGATTATTGGCAGAGTGCTATTGAGGATGAGGTACACTTAGCAAGATTTGTTAAAGATTATATCGACGACCCTGACCAAGCGGAGGGATTTGTTTTCAATCGATGGTATGCGGACATGAGATTAGCAGGTATTCCGATTGATTGGCAAGAGATATTGTAAGCGTAATGGTTAGGCAAGAGATTGAAGTTAAGTCATATAATTGGCACGTATCGATTTTTTACGCCGTGAGTTGCTACCACACGGAGGAGATTATGCAAGAGTTGAATAAGATAGGTTGTGAGGAGGAGTTTGTACACCGTGCGAGGTCAAATATGGAGAGTTGTTCGCTTGACACAGGTTTGATTTATTCAAATCCTCAAATGCGTGAAAGTGTTATAGTTGTAGCTCTTGCAAGCTCAAAAGAACAACTCGAAAACTCGTTGCGTCATGAGTGTCAACATTTGGTTATACATATTGCTAATACATGCGGGATTGATTTGCAAAGCGAAGAATTATGTTATCTTGCCGGCGAAATCGCTATGTTGCTGTATCCTGTTTCGCACAAGTTAACTTGTGTCTGTGATGGCACATAGAAAAATTGTTATACCTTTGCAAATGTGATGAGGCTGAGATTATTACTTTGTATATTTGTTCCCTGCATATTGTTCGGTTGCAAATCCCAACAACACACGACCGACAGTATGCAGGTTTTTTCAAAAGTTGAGACAAAAACGGAATATGTATTCGACACTGTGTACTATTCTTTACCACAGATAGTTAAGGAGGTTACAACCAAAGATACCCTCTCGGTACTCGACACTAAGTTTGCAACCAGCACTGCAAGAGTTACAGATGGTTTGCTTTTTCACTCGCTGACCGTCAAGGATACGCCAATCCCCGTTGAGGTTCGGCATGAGATTGTAACCAATGATAGTATCGTATATGTGGATACGGAGACAATCAACACGGTTGAGGTTGCAAAGCCGTTATCTTTATTTCAGACTTTCTCGATTGTCGGTTTTTGGGTGCTGTTAGTAGCTGTTTTTGTGTTTTTGTTGCTTTGGTTAAGGCATCGTTTCGCTTAA